TATCCATCTATAGAGCGTACTTCTATTTACCCCTAGAGATTCATAGCAAGCCTTATTGCTTCCATATAGCGTTACTATATACTTCTTTAATCCGTTTATCTGTACCATGTTGGAAGCTCTAATGTCATTGCTGAATTTAATGGCTCGCTGTAGTCGTAGCTCTTAGGAGTACTCTCTCCATCCCAGCCTCTATACCAGTCTTTAAACATGCTTACCTCTAGCCTGGCTCTATTAAAGCCATCCTCCATTACTTCAGCTGAGAGCTCGTAAACTATTACTCCATAAGGAGCATTCGGATCGCATGTAATTAAGTAGTGCTTTATACGAGCTTCTGAGTTGAATACTCCATGAGAATACAGAGCTAGCTGCATATGATAAAGATTATCTAATACCCACCTTTGAAACTTTTTAGGCTCGTTATCTGTGATTTTCAAGTCAGCTATATAGTCATGTCCTATTATATCTGCATAGCCGTGGAACTTTACGCCATCCAGGCTAAAGTGTATATGCTCCTCTTTACTAGTCGCTTGGTTTATGAGCTTATTTGCTAGAGGGTGATTCATTACAGCAGCGGCTAAGTTTTTAGCTTCGTTATACTCCTTACGAGTAAACACTCCATCTTCTCCGTACTGCTCTACAGCCTCTTTAAATTGCTTATTAGCTCTCGTAGCTACGTCTATAACTAGCGTCTCTTTCTCAGGCTCTAGTACGAGCTCATGAGTGAGTTTACCCCTTCGCATAGCTGCGCTCCCTTTAAAGGCTCTCTGCTTGTAATAAGCGAAATGAGCTGGAGATTTAGCAAAAGCTTTGAGAGCGCTAAAGGATAGCTTTATAGTGTCTAGCTTCATGCCTCTACGCTTACAGGCTTGAATGGATTACCGCCCTCTACAAATAGCTGCTCCATGTCTATTTTATCGTTAAACTTCTGAGAGAGCTCACACATATCTAAATCAAAAGCTTCCTTACTATCTACTCTCACATAGTACTTAGTATCTAATCCAGCTCCCTTACGAGTTATTTTAAGGTCGTATGTCATTGGATCCCCCTCTACGTCTGATAAATTACCTATCTCCTGGAGTACACTTCTAGTTGTACAGCTGTAGATCTTAAACTGTGAGTCCTCTTTATGCCATACAGTAAACGCTGCAAACGGTCTTACTTTGTCATCTGCTGAATAAGCTTTTTTAGGCATTTCTCCATCTACAGTCCACCTTATAGGCTTGCCGTCCATAAAGACCTGATAGCCCTCTACTGCTTTTGATACGATTCTAATAGTAGCGCTCGTATTAGGAGCTAATTTTAAGTACTGTGAGCTTGCTGTTTCGCGCTCGTAATTGTTAGTTAAAAAAGTCATGGTATTAAATTATTTAAATTGATTATAGCCGCAATGTATAACCATCTTAAATATAATGCACCATTATTGCACCCTAACTTATAAACAATAGAATGTTAATTCAGTAAGTCCATACCATAAAACCAGGCTTATCATTACTCACGTCTGCATGTATAAAGCTCTCAGAGATTCCTATTCTATGGAAGCCTACATGTAGTAAGGCGCTTAATATTATGTATCTATCCGAGCTACTATTGCAAACAATGTCAGCCGCTAGGCCTTTAAGATGTGAGCTGTTAGGTACGCCCCCCACTTTTTTATTATGCTCTTTACTCCTATACCCTGAGCTTATCTTAAACGGTATCTGAGCATGAGTACGAGCCTTATCTAATAGCTGTAAAAAATACGGATCCATAAGCTGACCGCTTCCAGGCTTATCTGGGCTGTCAAATTCGCTATGCTTAAAGTACCGCATAGATACCGATTAAAGAGATACCTATACAAAAGATATCGTGTATATCATAGCGGCCATAGTTTAAACGCTTGTATCTACAGTTAGCCACGTTAAGTATTATGATACATATATAAGGTATCACTTTCTTTTGTTTCGTTCTGTTACCGCCTTCTCTATGTTAGCCCATACCAGGACACAACCGCCTACTATACCTATAATATGATTTACATCCGTAAGCCATACCGCAGCCCCCCAGGATATAGATAATATATTCAACCCCCACATTTTTACGTCCATCATGGCTTTGTTTGATTTGCTCCCTTTGTTTCTATTAGTGCTTTCTCCATCTCTTCCACAAGCTGTATTAACTCCTCTAGTGTAAGCTCTTTGCCTTTCATTACCAGGAATTTTGCTTAATATTTACCCAGTCGTAAGCAGTGGCTGAAATTTGCATACATATATCTACATAGCTATTTCTCCCTGAAGTTCTGTATCTGATAGTTCCAACATTACCGACTGACGCGGCGTCTATATTATCAATTATTTTCAACCCCGACCATCTTAAAACCCCTGAGCCGTTCGTACTCAGGAACTCTCCGCTTGCTCCGTCAGTTACAGGAGCCATAGCGCCCGAAGTACTTATGCTAACAATCTCTACTCCTGTTGTAGCTTTCTCTGAAGGTAAATTAATAGCTGTTTGGCTAGAGCCTGTACTAGTTTTTACTGTTGTTATACCATAGGTATCTGTAGTAACGAAGCCTAGCTTAGTATGGTGCTCTTGTACTATCCCTCCGTTACTCTGTACTAGTTTAGTAGATGGAACTACAGTAGGTATAGACGGTCCTTTATTAACTGGATTATCTTCTGCTAGTACTATCCCTGTGATATTTCGAGTTAAGTACATAACCTCTATATCGTACTCAGAGCGAGCTGCTATAAACGTTAAGCCTGAAACCTGATAGAAGTTATTAGAGTCCTCTGTATTAGTTAGGATAGTATATGGATGTATCCATGTAGAGCCCCTCTTATACAAAGTTCCTGACTCTGTACGAACAGCCGTAAGATTAGCTCCTAAGCGCTCTCTTACTCCTAGTCCGTTAATACTTAAATCTGTTGTAGAGCTTTGTGAATTAGTCCATTCTGTAGGCTCTGTATAAGTAGAACCATTATTAACTGTGATAATACCTAAATCAAAATCACTAATCCTATCTCCTATTAAAGTAGAAGGCTGTTTAAAATCATATCTAGCTGTAGCTGGATTTGTAGCTGTTATATCTATGGAGCTGAACTCTTGCGACTGCTCAGAGCTGTATCTGTTTACTCTAAAGTTATCTATCCTGTAGTTAATAGCTCCGCTTGTATTAGTAGCGGCTGTTAAAGTTGCATCCGCAGCTCCTAAGTGATTCAAACCCTCTAAAGTTGCTGAGAGCTGTAAGCCTGTGCTAGCTGCTGTTAATGGCTCAGTTACTATCTCAAAGGGTATTGTTAAAGGCACAGGCATATATCCTACTAACGGATCATATGTACCTACTATCTTATCAAAATCAGTACTTAATATCTCATAAAACGAGATAGAGTTATCCCAGGTTAAAGGTCCTGATATACCTGAGTTTATTTCTAAGCTATCAATAGGATCTAAAGGATTGTAAGACGGAAAGCCGCCACTAGTGAAGTTAATATATCCTACAAACTCAGTATTATCTGTACTAAAGCCTAGCCCTCTTTTTACATACTGTACAGTACCTCCTCCATCTCCTAGTTTTAACTTTATTTTTAAGTTTAACCGAGCAACCCTATCTAAATCATTAGCTATATATCCAAAGGATCCAGCTACATAATGAAACGTACCAGAGATACACAACCTCTCACCTATTGCGTACTCTATATCTTCGTCATCAAGTACAGTCTCATTAACTAAATTTGTCCGAGTATATAGGCTATCACTTACTAGAGATCTAGTGCCTTGATAGTCTCTACTTCTTATTACTTTTTTAAATGATGGAACTGTTGAGCGCTCCCATCCTTTGAGCTTCTCCCACTGTGCGCTATTGCTTCCAAAGATAGCTCCTATTGTAGTATTAGCTACACTATTATAAAATACTGATCCCACACCTGTCATATAGTGAGCTATAGTTAAAGCGCCTCCAGCATGAGACTGAATAACTCCTAAAGGAACCCACCATATAACCCCCTCACTCATAAACACACAAGCGTTAAAAGTTAGAGCTAAACTTTCTAGTACTTCATAAGCTGAGAAGTACTCGTTATTGTTATCCTCATCTTTTTTATAGTAGGTATCGTGAGCAATTTTTGCATTATGTAGCTGTTGGTTTTGTAGTCCACCACCATCTATATAAGTCTTGTACTCTTTACCTATAAAGTCCTCAAAGAATTTAAGCTCTGTATCTGAAGCCGTCCATATATCGGATACATGAAGCTTTGTAATAATTCGGTGTAGGTGTGCTAGTATGGTATCTGTTCCTGTAAAAGCTGCTCCGTTGTTGTTGTACTTTATTCCTTTAAGATTAGCTAGCCCATCTACAGCCGTTATAGTTATTGCTGCGTGTGGAAACTCATCAGGGATAACTGTCTGCTCTGGTAGTATCTCACCCACCCAAAACAAAGTATTAGTAGAGTCCTGGTCTTTATATATCTCTATCCTGTATGTACCCTCTTCGGCTGTAGATAGAGCTGTATAGAACGCGTCAAAGGTTACTGTCTCGCTGTCATTTTGGTACATGGTAAATTGTACCCTACTCCCTACTATTGGCTTACAGCGATCGTACTCGTCAAAGTCATAGCTCAATCTAAAGCCATCAGGCCCCAGGTTAAAAGTCTTATTTAGATCAGTGCCCGCCTCTGTAGTATATACTTTAACTAGCCAATCCTCTCCAGAGATATCTGTAAATTCTGATTTGAATAATGTATATCCCATTAGAATCTGTTTCTATCGCGTGTAGCTCTGTTGTTACTTATTACAATGTCATCACCTGAGATACGGCCATACACTTGTATCGCGTTACCTCCTATCAAATCCTTGAGCTTCGATAAAGGAGCAATTATTTCAGGATCCACATTAGCTCCTCTATTATCTCCTACCATTGCGAGCGTTGGTCCATAAGCTAGCCCTCCCTCAGCTAGTGCTGGTATGTTAGCTAGCAAAGCATCTAGAGCGCTCAATCCAGCAAGCGCAAAAGCTGGAGCAGCTAAACCTCCGCTTGCTTGGTTAGCTAAATTCTGAGGGCTTGTAGCGTTGGTTATTACGTTTGCTTTTGCTATAGCTATAAGAGATCTAATTACATCTACAGCGAACCCTTTGAAAGCTTCTGCTCCTGAGCTAGCACCAGCCGCCATACTTCCAAAAGCACTTCCTAAAGTTTGCGCTAGCGTTATTGTTTGATCGCTTAGAGTTGTTATAGACTCCCCTAGAATTGAAGTAGATTCCTGTAGCTCTTGAATAGGCTTTTTAACTGCTATTAATTTAACAGGCAAAAGATCTAGCAGCTCCATCTGTTTAGGAGAGATTACTTCAATTAATCCATCATCATCATTTATTAGTATTAACCTCTCAGCAGCATCAATAACCCTTTGAAATTCGTCTCTATAATCTCTTAGATCTTTAAGCTGGTTCCTAGCTCCCTCTCCTACAAAGCCGCCCCTGTCTGCTATAGCTTGCTGTATTCTTTTTATCTCTTCGTCTGCTTCTTGTACTCTTAGAGCTGCGAACTCCATAGACTCAGCTATCTCTTCAGCTGCAGCTCCTGGACTCACTTGCGCTTCTATTTCTAGCTGTGCTTTGTTTAGATCCTTTAAAGCTGTCTCTACTTTTTTAATCTCTTTACTTGCGTTACTCGCTTCTCTAGAAGTATCTAAGAATAGCAATGAGATAGCTGAGATAGCTACAGTAGCTGCTAATATCTGAGGCATAGAAGTAGCAAAAGCTATCCCGATTAATTTAATACCCGCTATAATTTTAGGTATAGCTATAAGTAACGGACCTATAGTAGCAACTAGACCAGCTATTACTAATATGTTTTTTTTCGTTTTATCAGAGAGCTCTGTAAAGCCTTGCGCTAATCCTATAACATTATCTAATATTCTGTTTACAGCTGGGAGCAAGTCCTCAGCTAGAGCAGCGCCAGCAAGTTTCAAGTTATCTAGAGCTGTGCTAAACTTTCCTGTAGCTGTTTCTGAGAGCTGCTCCATAGCTCCGTTAGCCATACCTCCCTCCTCATTGAAGCTCTTAAGAGTAGCATTGAACTGCTCAACGCTTACAGCTCCAGCTCCTAGCTCTGAAGGTAGTAATCCTGTAGCATCTGAAAGCGCCTTGAATATAGGGATACCCCTCTCAGCTAGTTGGTTTAAATTCTCTAGCTCTACCTTACCCTTAGCATTTACCTTAGCGAAGATAGCCGCTATCTCATTAATGGGCTGTCCTGTTGTGGCTGCTATATCTCCTAAGAATTGTAGCTGTTCGTTTACCTCGCTTATCTTAGTTCCTGAAGCTATGAGCTGTCGAGCTGAAGTAGCAACCGCTTCTATCTGGAAGGGAGTCTTAGCTGTGAACTCATTGAGCTGCTCCATCATGTCAGCCGCTTGCTTGGCTCCTCCTGTTAGAGAGATAAAGCTTACCTCCATCTTCTCTAGGTCTGCTGCGCTCTTAATAGCCATAGCCCCTACTCCGAGAATAGGTAGCGTAATGGCTTTAGTCATCTGAGTACCTAGAGCCGTGAAGTTAGAAGTCATCGAGCGCATATTGCGCTGTACTCTACCGAGGCTCTTATTTAGATCCCTTGTATCTGCTCCTATCCTTACTACTAAATCTCCTAGCTTTGCCATTACTTACTATATTTTACCAAGCTTTCGAGCATCCTACGGCCGTCTAGCTGTGGTTTATTCTTTTGTGCTGCTTTCTCCCAAGG